ACAGGCGCTTCTTAGGTGTGAGGTGTGAAAGTTATGTTTTTCTTATGCCTAAACATAAAATACTGATTCGCGATGAATCAGCATTAGTATGAGTTTTATTGGTGAATAGAAAGGAGAAAAGAAAATGAAAATGGATTATTGTGTTAATGACCAGGTAGAGAGCTGCCAAGAGTGCAGCTATGTTAGTTATGGGCGCGATTGTCAGAATAACCCGATAACTCTAACGATAAAAGATATTAGCGATTGTTTGGGAACACCTGAGGCTATGACGCGCAAGCTGCTGAATGATGTGGGCGCGGACATTGACGAGCTGGCTATAGATCCCGATGAATTCATCCCGCGCGAGGTGGTAATTAATTTAGCGGCGGACAGGGCAGCTGACCGTATAGGACGCCGCCTGGTTGAGCTGCTGAGATAGGGATAACCCCGCAGGCGTGAGGGGTAAAGTTGAGCATATTGAGTAATTATGCGCCTATCTAACCAGCAGATCATTGACGCCTTGCGAGACGTGAACGGCATGGTTTATCTGGCTGCCCGTAAGTTGGGATGCGCGCCGAACACTATCTATAACCGCATGGCAAAGTCGCCCGCGATAAGGCAGGCGTGCGATGATGCGCGTGGCGAAATGATTGATATCAGCGAGCAGAAACTGCGTCAAGCGGTACTAAATGGGGAGCCGTGGGCAATATCGCTGGTGCTGAAGACGCTGGGTAAAAAGCGCGGCTATGTAGAACGGCAGGAAATAGCTGGCGCAGAGGATCAGCCATTCAATGTTATTATCAAACCGCGTGGAGATTGAACTCTATAACAAACAGTATGATTTTGTTTCATGCCAGGATAGATTTACGGCTATGCTTGGGGGAATCGGTTCAGGCAAAACGTTTGCTGGCTGTATAAAATCTCTTTATTATGCTAAACCAAAGACGCTTGGGCTTGTAGTTGCGCCAACCTATCGTATGCTGCACGATGCTACGATTAGGACATTTAGGGAAGTAAACGAGGAATTGATTGCCGACTATAATAAAACCAACCATGAAATCGTGTTACGTAATGGAGCTGAAATCTTCTTTCGTTCAGCGGATGATCCCGAGAAGCTGCATGGCATTAATGCGCATTGGGCTTGGATTGATGAGGCTGGTCTGGCACAGAAAGGCACCTGGGAAATCGTTATCGGCAGGCTGCGCGCTGGCGGTGGAGCTGGGCCGTGTTGGATCACGACCACGCCAAAGGGGCGCAACTGGCTTTATGAGAAACGAGATATGATGACTATCTTTAAGGCTGCAACTACTGATAATCCATACGTATCGCAGGTTTTCGTGCAATCGCTAATCGATAATTATAGTGGACAGTTTTTGGCGCAGGAAGTTTACGGGGAATTTGCACAACTTGAGGGGCTTATTTATCCAGACTTCAATCGGAATATACACGTAAAGAGATTAGAGAAGGACTTTAATTATTATCATCTGGCAATTGACGAAGGCTACACCAATCCAGCAGTTATCCTGCTTATTGGCTATGATGAGGATAAGCGCAGGCACATATGCGAGGAGTTTTATCAGCGTGGCAAACTGCAGAGTGATATAATTACAGAAGCCATGCGTATGGCTCATGGCAGAAGGATTGAGGATATCGCTGTGGATGCGGCTGCGGCTGGGCTTATCGCTGAACTGCGAAATAATGGGCTTATGGCAAGACCAAAAAAGGGCAGGGTTCTGGATGGCATTAGAGCCGTGCAGGATCTGCTAAAGGTTCAAGACGATGGGCTGCCGCGCCTGACTATAGATCCTTCATGCGTGTATACTATCAACGAGTTTGAAAGCTACATTTGGAAAGAGGCCAAGGATGAGCCTGTCAAGGAAAATGACCACGCGATGGACGCATTACGATACGATACCGTAGACCAGGCTGGCAATATTATTTTGTTCGAGGTATGAGGGGATGAAAAATAAAAACGAAATTAAAACTGTTGTGACCATACCGAAGTGGGCTGAATATCTGCAGGCATCAAATAAGTTGAATTCTTCGCAGCAGGCATTCGCGCTTGTTCCGTTAATTTATCGCGCCGTATATCTGCGCTGCAACGCCTTGACATCAATCCCGTTCAGGCTGATGTTTGGGGATAGGGAAAAGGATTGGGATGATATTTTTGTTACCCCGCTAAAATCGCTGCTGTGGAAAACAGAAGCCAGTTTATTACTTTGCGGTAGTGGTTATTGGCTGAAAATGGATACGAGCAAAAAGCGCATGGGCGCGCAGTGGCTGAACCCATATACAGTTGAGGTGAGGGCGAGCCAAAAAAAGGCTGAGGATGGATCTGTAATTGTGGAAAAAAAGTTTACCCAGCGGGTTGGCAAAGACACATTCGGGCCGTGGACAAGCGATGAAGTCGTGCATTTTTTAACTTTTAATCCCTCTAATGATATAGAGAGAGGCTTGAGTTCTGCTGATGTTGCACTTGGAGCCGGGAAGACACTTTACTATCTGAGAAGCTTTTCAACTCAATTTTTTGAAAATGGCGCTATGCCGGTGACTGTTCTTGGGCTGGATATCAATGCAGGCCCAGATGACATCGAGAGAACGCGCAATTTCTTTGCGCGCATGACCACCGGGATAAGAAAAGCATTTGGCGTTATCGCTCTGCGCGGAGATGTAAAGCCCAGCACTATAACACCAGATCTAAATACAATGGATATGCCGAATATACGGCAGCAGGCACTGCAGGATGTAGCCTGGGCTTTTGGCATTCCCGAAACAATGCTAACAGATGCAGCCAATTATGCTACCGCCGTCGAGCATAGACGATCATTTTATGAGGAAACGATTGTGCCATCGGCTGAGAATTTAGCCGATACCATCAATGCCCAATTTTTGAGCGGCACTGGTTTAATGATTGAGGTTCATCCTGAAGAGCTGGATGTGTTCCAGGAAGACGAAAATCAAAGAAGCGCATCCCTGCTGAATCTGGTTAACGCAGGCGTGCCATTAGAGGCAGCATTTGACATTTTAGGTTTTGAGGTATCAGAGGAGTCAATGGCGCTTATACGCAACCAAGAGGAAATACCAAGTGCAGTTGATTTTATGAGCGAGGACTTGCGCAAGTGGAAACGCAAATCAATTAAAAACTTTGAGAAAAAAGGAACTGCCGATGTTGAATTCCAATCGCAGTATATTCCAGAGGCTGATTATAAGCGCATAAAATCACAACTTCAGAGCTGTAAAAATAAGGATGAGATTGAGCGTGTATTTGATGATAGCAAGCATGCCACGCTTGATGATCTAGTAAAAAGTTTGCAGAATGCCACGGTGGCACTATTAGATGAATAGAATAGAATTTCGCCTTGTAATAAATAGCATTATTGATGAGCTGAAGTCGCGCGGCATTGATTTGCCGCCTATGCTAAAACGCAGAGATAGGCGCGAACCTGGCAGGTTAGCCAAAGAGTCTATAGAGGATAAATTAACTATTGCCATTAGGCGCAAATTTAAGGAGCAGTATCAAAGGATTATCGAGTATCTCACTATGCGCTATCCAGAACGCAAGGACATTATCAAACCGCCAGATCCGCTGGATGATATTTTTGAGGATGACGATAAATTTATCGCTGATATAATCAAACTTCTTTATGTTGCTGGGCGCGGGGGAGTTGAGCTGTTTAGAAATAGCGTTTCAATCGGATTGGATTACTCGCTGATAAATGATAGAGCGTTAGACTGGGCTGGCCGCTATGCTGGAGAGCTTATCAAGGGTATTAACGAAACCAGTAGAAAACTTGTCGGCAATGCCATTCAAAGATTTGTAGACACACCAGGCTTTACACTTGGCGATATTAGCTCCCAGCTGAGCGACATATTTGGAGTTGAGCGTGCGAGGACAATTGCAGTTACCGAAACGACGCGTTCGTATGCTGAAGGCGAGCGACTGGCTGGGCTGGCGATGAAAGAGGAGTTTCCAGATGTGAAAGTTATTAAAACTTGGTTTACGAATCGGGATGATATCGTTTGTGATATTTGTGCAGCTATGGATGG